CTCGCCCTCCCTGGTCTCCGTAGAGATGTCCTTCTCAAGCTCCTTAATCTCCTCGGCGACCTCCTCGACCTTCTCGACGATGTCCTTAATCTTCTCCTCGGTCACCATCTCGGCCGCCCCCCCCTCGGCAGGGGGTGCGGGCGGGAGTGCGCCCTCGCCCTCGACGGGCGGGATGTCGGCGGGAGGCTCCTCAGCGGGCGTCTCCTCGACAGGAGGCTCCGCTGGCGGTGCTGCCCCGCCCTCGGCGGGCGGTGCGAGCGGTGCTGCGGGCGGTGCCGGGGGAGGAACGGGCTGGGCCGTCTTGGCAGAGGCGTCCTTCTTGGCGTCCTTGACCTCTGCCTTTGCCTTGGCCTTCTCCACCTTCTCTGCTGCCTTGTCGGACTCCTTGCCAGCGGACTTGCCCTCGGACAGGTTCACGGTGTCGCCGGGGCGCTCTCCTGCCCCTGGGCGCTCCGCTGCCTTGCCAGAGTCTACTTCCTTCGGCTCGGAGTGGGTTCCGCCGCCGCATCCGCGGCCGTCACTATAGGTAGCGGGCTGCGGCCCGGCGTCCTTGCGGTCGTCCGCCTGCTTCCCGGTGGCGTTCTTCGGGTCGCCCTTGACCTCGGACTTGACAGCGCCCTTCTCCTTGGTCAGGATGGAGGGGTCCTCAAGCAGGTCGTTTATCTCGACCTTGTGGACCTTCTTGAACTCATCGGCGACCTTGGAGTAGTGCGCGTTGACCGCCGTCTGCTTCAGGGCCGCGACCAGCGCCTTGGTGCTGTTCGCCAGGAGCGTCTGCGCAAAGGCCTTCTGCGCCTCCGGGGGTGCCGTGGGCAGCATGGTCTTGGCAATGGTCCAGGCGGCTGCGACACGGGTCTTGGCCTCCCTTGTCACTGCCTCCCTGCTGGCCTTCATGTCGGTTAGCGCCGTCTTCAGCGAGGTCTTGGAATCATTTGCCATAGTCTTTCCTCTCTCAGGGTTAGGGACGTTACTGCCCTTCTTATCAGGAATCGGATAGTTGTCTTTCTTGGCCGCCTGGACTGGTGCCGGTGCTGCCGGGGGCGGTGTCTCCTCGGTGGGGAGGGGCTCGGGGGGTGCCTCTGGAGGTGCCTCGGGGGGCAGTGCCTCCTGCCCTGCGGGCGGCGGTGCCTCTGCCGATGGCTGCCCCAGGGGGGGTGCCCCCTCGGGCTGAACGCCCTCGGCGGACCTGCTGGTGGCTATCTCCCCGATGCTCTCGTCCAGGCCGTCTAGCTGGGTACGGAGGCCCTCGGACCAGTGCATGCCCTCCTTGAGCCTCTGCCAGGCGGAGAGGAGGTCAATCTTCTCCTTCATGCCCCGTATCTCGCGCTCTATCTCCGTGCGCTTCTGGGCAAGGTAGTCGAAGGTCTTCTCGCCCTCCCCCTCCGGGAGGGTCATGTCCAGGCTGTTTATCTCGTTGTCAAGCTCGCCCAGCTCCGCGACCTTGCGCTGGTAGGCGGCAATCAGGGGGTTAGGTCCTGCCATTACCGTAGGTTCCTCCCGTCATCCATGGAGAGGAGGTACTCTCCTACATTAAGGCCCTGGTAGTCATCGTTCTCCGAGGCTGCCTTGGCGAACTCCTCCCCCGAGGCCGATACCTGCCTGGTGTACTGGGTGGCAGGGCCTATCCACTCCTCCGACACTATGGACCTCTTGACCGCCCCTGGGAACGCCGGGGTCTGTACCCAGGACGCCTCCACGAAGCGCACGCCGCCGCCCGGCAGGGACTTGTGACCGCAAAGCTCGGCTATCCGCCTGGGCACCCCGTCGTCGTCGGGCAGGAACGCCCCCTTGCTGAACTGGAGGTGGTGGCAGTAGGAGCCTGCATCGGCCACCCTCTGGCCGCAGAAGGAGCAGATGACCAGGTCCGTCACGCAGCCCATGCTGAGGTACTTGACCTTGCCGGTGCGTATGTCGGCCGCCAGCTTCTTGTGGCTGAGGTCCGTGGCGACCAGGATGTCCACGAAGTAGACGCTGTCCCTGGGGTCCTGCGTAAGGTGTATCTTCCTGAGGATGCTGTCGATGATGTGGCCCTTGGCGTACTTCGAGTTCTGGAAGTGCTCCACGAAGTTGAAGGCCCCCACGAAGGTCCTGTGGGACATCTTCATGACATCGTTGGACCAGGCATCGTCGTTGTTGTTCACCAGGTGGGCGCTGGCCGGGCGGATAAGGAAGTCGTAGGGCTCCTCCTCGGTGGCGACGGAGGACATGATGGTGCAGTGGCTCAGGAGGTACTTGCTCTGGGCGGACGAGGCGGTCTTCCAGAAGCCCTTGGCCTCGGGGGACAGGGGGATATGGAAGGCGAGGCCCCCCCAGGCATTCTCCCAGTCATGCGGGGAGAGGACCGGCTCCCGGACTATCGCGTTCGCCGTCTTTGGAAAGGCCATTATCCTGCCTACTAAAGGTGTCCCCTAGTATGTATTTGTGTCTCTAGCGGGGGAAGAATGCCCCGCATCCCCTGCATTCCAATAGGCTTTCCCCGCCGGACTCGGGGTCGTCCACGGGGGCGGTATCCTGCCCCTTGCAGTTGGGGCACTGCGCGGGAGCGGGGGCGTCCGGGAACATCCTCCTTATATCGCTGCGCTCACCCTCGGGGGCGGTCCTGACCTCCTTGGGGCCAAAGTACGTGTCCTCAGGAGGAAGCCCACCCTTGGAGCGGCACTCGTTACACCATACCGGCCCCCTGACGTTCTGCCCCTTCTCCAGCTCCAGGGCAGGCTTGCCGCAGGTCTCGCAGGACCTCCACCAGGTAGCCTTCTTGCCGGCCGCCTTCGAGACCATCTTCTCGCGCAGGAGGTCCTGGACCTCCTTCGGCAGGTTCTCCAGCAGCCCCGCCTTCTCCATGCCCTTGATGAGCGAGTGGTAGGCGTAGTTCTCCTGGGGCTTTATCCTCAGCGCCCGCTCCAGCTCGTACACCGCCCCCCCTATCTCCCCTTCCTGTGCCAGAGCGATGCCCAGCATGAAGTGCGCCGGGCCGTTGTAGGGGTTGCTATCCAGGGACTTCTTCAGGAGGCCCGCCGCCTCGTCGGGCTTGCCGTGCTCGAAGGCGTCCTTGCCCTCCTCGTAGAGCTTGTTCGCCAGCAGGGGGTCCCAGCCTGTCCTGGCTGCCTGTATCCCCATCTCCCCCAGGCCCTTCCTGTCCTCGTCCGTAAGCTCCAGGGTCGGCTCCTGGATGCGTATCCTCACCATGTCCTGCACGCCGGGGGGCAGGGAGGTCCACCTGAAGTGGGTCCAGTACCTCTCTATCCCCAGCCTGCCCGCCATGCTGCGCCTGGCATCGGGGGGAGTGCTGGCCCACCAGGAGGCGGCGTCCTCCGCCGTCTTCCTCCTTGCCTGGATGCCCATGGCCTTAAGCTCTTCCCTGTCCTTGCCTGTAAGCTCCAGGCTAGGCTCCTGGCCTTCATTAGCAGTCGGCTCCTGGGCTGCGCCGGGGGGCGGCTCGTCGGTCTCGTCCAGGTACTTGGGCGGGCGGGAGTCCGGGTGGTCTATGGCATAGTGGTCGATGAGGGCGCTGCGGGCAAAGTCAGGGGAGTCGAAGAACTGGTTGTCGCTGTCTATGTCCGGGATGAACTGCCCGCACTCGTAACAGGCCTCCATCCATCCCTCGGGGTACTCCGTGGGGTACTGGACGGCAGGCTGGTTGATGAACGTCCTCTCCTCCGGCCTCCTGGGAGGAGGGGGAGAGCTTCTCCTCAGCGGCCTGCCGTACACGGTGCCGAGGTCGGTCACGTCCTCCTCGGGCTCGTCCTCTGCCGTCCCTGCGCCCTTGTGCAGGGGGATGGGGGGGTTGCCGGTCTCGTCGATAAGGGCATCGTCCAGGTGCTTGCGCTGCTTGGGGGGGAGGAACTCCGGCGAGTCGTGCGGGTCGATATCGGGGACGATGAGGGCCCCTGCCTTGCCCTGGAGGCTCTCCGCCACCTGCTCCACCAGCTTCCTGTCCGCCTGGGGGCTCTGCTGGGTAACCTCGTTGACCGCCGACTGGGGGATGGAGGAGGAGGGCGGGGGCCGGTTGCCCTGGTCCTGCTGGTTGATTATCCCCTGGACCATCCGGTTCTGCAAGGTCATGTTCTGCGTTACCACCCCAGGGTCGGGCTGTGCGGGCGTCCCGGCACTGGGCCCGGAGGGCTGCCCGGCAGGCGGGGGGGTGACCGGGGTAGGCGTGGGCTGCTGGAACCCTGCCGGATGCGTGGGGTCCTCGCCGGGCGCAGGCTGCCCTACCCCGTTGGCGGTCCCGCCAAGGGGGGTGCCCGCCCCGTAGGACTTGGTGCTAGCGTTTATCCCCTTGACAATGCCATGGTTCCAGTTCTTCCCGCACCCGTTGCACTTGGCGGTCTCGAAGTCGGCAGGCATCAGGCCGTAGTCGTCGGAGCCGCAGTGCGGGCAGCGGGGCCTGCCCCCGGCAGCCCTGCCCATTGCTGGATGGCTCGGCCTTATCATCGTGACAAGGCTCCCGCCTGGGGACATGGCCTCCATGCTCGTACCCACCGACCACCCGGCGCCGGGCAGGGAGGGGTTCCCCCTGGCTATCTCGGGAGAGAAGAAGACATATGCGGGCATCCCGCCCGTGGATAGCTGAATCGCGGCCTCCATCGTGTCCTCGGGTATATCGCTGCCCTCCTTGAGGAACGTGGCCGTCTCCGGGTCGGGCTCCTTGGGCACGAGGAGGGGGTTGTTGGGCTTCACCCTCTGGGTCAGGCCGATGAGGGAGGCGGATATGCCCATCTCCCCCAGGAGCCCCCTGTCCTCCCTGGTGAACATGCCCGCAGGCCCGCTGCTCTTCCCGATTTCCTCCCCGCACCTCGCGCAGGACTCGTCCGTCTCCGTGAAGAAGAGGGGCTGGGGGACATGCTCGGAGTCCGTGGTCCAGGAGGAGTCGGTGCCGGGGGGAGGGGGCAGGATGAGGTGCCTGTCCACCAGCTCGTCGATGACGTCCTGGCCGCAGGCGGGGCAGTAGACCTCGGACTGGTAGAGGTAGGCATCGAGGCCTGGCGCGTCCTCCTTAAGCTCCTCCCTGAACCTCTGGGCGTCCGTGTAGGCCGCCCTGGCCGAGGACCGGAGCAGGGGAGGGGTGTCCTCCAGGTCCTCCATTACCTTGACGGGGGTCTCGGACACTGCCTTCTTGGGCTGTCCCCCCCTGGACAGGGGGAAGATAGGCATATGGGTAACCAGGTCGTCTATCTCCTTGGCTACCCTCCTGACGTCGGCCTCCGCTATCCTGCCGAACTGGGCGAGTATCTGGGCCGCCCGGAAGGCGGGCTCGGAGGGGAAGGCAGCCTTGCTGAGGGCGGATGCCTTCTCGAACTTGCACCCGAAGCCCCCCTTGTGCCAGTGCTCGTGCCACTGGTGCCCGCACGTGCATACGGACTTGTCCCCCTCGCTCTCCGTGAAGCCGTGGCACTCGCACTTGCGGGAGGCACGGCGGGCCGGGCCGTTCCATGCCCTCTGTATCCTGTGCTGCCTCTCGTCCTCGGGGGATACCTCCCGGCTAACACTGTACCTTTCCTGGCACTTGCAGGGCTTGCCCTCCCTGTCGAACCCTATGCACCCCCCGAGCCTGTGGAGGTCCTTGGGGCACTGGCACTGGGGGCAGGCGTCAATGGCCCCGTGCTTCCGGCCGCCCCCGAGGATGCCCTCTGCCTGCTCCGGCGTCATCCTGTCTATCTGCTCCTGGCCGTACCCCATGCCCCTCAGCCTGGCCTCGTCGGCCCTGGTAATCATGACCTTCACCCGCGTCCCGTGGGAGTGGAGCAGGTCGCTCAGGAAAGTGACCCCCTGGCCGCACTCGGGGCAGACCGTGTCCCGGTTCCTCCTTGCGGGGGAGACGGTGCCGTGGTCGCGGCACGTCGGCAGGAGAGCACCGTGCTTGGTGCCCTCGGGCTCCGAGCCCTTCTCCCCGAACGGCATGTTGTACTCGTCATCGCTCCCCGGCTTGGCATGGTGCTGCCTCGTGGCGAAGGCGGGGTCGTCGTAAAGCTCGGACTTGTCGAACCCCCCTACCCCGCCTCCTGGGGTGGGGAGCAGGGTGCCTTCCTTGGGTACCAGCAGGGGCGAGTGCGGCATGGTTCTCCTCAACTAAAGCAGCGCATAGCGGTTTTTCGGGTATTCTAGGGGGTAGGGACAGGAGGGGAGATGGGACGCTTTATAAGGCGGTGGTGGATGCTGATGCTTGCGGTCGTGGTATGGGCGGCAGGGCAGGCGGTGATATACCGCATGGAGCGGTACCCCGCCCCGCACTTCCCGTGGTTTAGGTAGCCCGGCTGGCCTTCCATTCCTGGATGCGGTCGTCGATGGTGTCGTACCCGAACTGCTTGCCCGTGCTATGCACCCATCCCAGGAAGGCACGGGCCTCCTTGGCCTCCTTGCCTGTAAGGGATTCCTCGATGCAGATTAGGGCCTCGTCAGGGTCGTACGTCCCCGCCTGCTTTACGCCCATGAACAGCAGCCGCTTCGTGGCTTGGTTCATCTTTTTTGTGCCTCCTACCTCTCGCTCTGCTGCTTCTGCCTCACCAGCTCGCTCACTGCGGCATCGAGCATGACGTCTGCCAGCCTGTCCAGTGCCCGGCGGTCCCTGGTCAGCCTTTCCAGGTCGTTCCATGAGAAGGGCCGGGTGGTGTCCTCCAGCCGGGTCTTGAGTTCGCCGAGGGTGGAGTGCCACTCTATCGAGCTGCACTCCTCGGGGCCGTTGATTGCCAGGTATGCCATTCGTCCTCCCTACGCTGTTACTGCAAACTGCTCGAAGGTCTCGACAAGGATGGCGTCAGGGTGCTTGTGCATCACGAACGCCGCCACCTGGGCACGGCCGGAAACGTAGCCCGCATGGTTCTTTAGGGGTATGGTAAGGAAGCTGCCGTCCCTCATCCCCGGGGTCCGGTAGATGACGTTCTTGCCGTGGAGGCGGGCGAACTGCGCCCGCTGTGCCTTCTCCGTCGCCCACCTGTCTGCCGCCTCGTTGACGAGGTGCTCAAGGTCCTGCTTCATCTCGAACGTGTCGGGGCCGACACCGGTCACGACTTCCGGGGGGAGGCTGAGGCTGGCGATGTACTGCTCCACCTCGTCCCGGCGCTCCCGCGCCTTCTGTGCGGCCTCTCCCGGTGCCGTTGCGGGGTTGTACGTCCTGCCCAGCTCCGGCTTGGGGTCATAGATTCTCCACTCGAAGCGCATCCCGCCGCCGTTGCCGTCATCGAGGCAATACCCGACCTTCTTGCCGTCCAGGTAGAGGTCGGCGTCCAGGGTAGACCCCTCCATGCCACGGTGCGAATTGACGTTGGAGATTGCGAGGCGGGGTGCCTTGCCTATCGTGAGGGTCTTTGCCATGCGGGTGTATCCTCCCAGGTATAGTATACATCAGGATACACATCAGGCGGCAGGATTATGGGCGATGCGGAACTCCAGCCCCAGGGCCTTGGCACGCCCTAGGCACTGCTCCCTGCCCTCCCTGCTGGTGACGGAACCGGGGCCGCCGTCGGTGGGGTCGGAGCAGAACATGGCCTGGAACGTCTTGGTCAAGCCCTCCTTCTCGAAGAGGATGAAGACCCTCCTGCTCCTGGTGTTGTAGACCAGCCTCCAGCACTTACGGGACGGGGACACGTTCACCCAGGCCTGCTCGCGGGTTACCTTCCCTGGCATCCGTACATACCTCCGCAAAGGGCTCAAGCACTGGGGCTTAATACTGATTTTAGGATATGGTGTAGAGCAAGCTCTGGCCAGTGGCATCGCCCGGCCCGAGGCCCGAGTCGAGGAACTCGCCGTACACCGTGCCGGAGCAGTCGAAGATGTCGGTGACGGAGATGGTCACGTTCTCGTTGACCGCCGCCGTCTCGATGACGTACCCCGTGGTGTAGTTGCTAATCCAGCAGCCCTCGTAGATTGTGGCCACCGCGTAGAGGCCAGGGTTGCCGAGGTTGTTGAACCCGCCCTCGTTGGGGATGTCCGCCTTTGTCAGGTCGGGCGTTCCGCCGCCCACGCCGGCCGCGTTGCTGGGGTCGGTGGAGGCCAACTGGCTGAAGACAATCTCGGTCTTGATGTCGAACGGCCACCTGTGGTGACGGATGGAGGGGACGCCGCCCGAGACCCCGGCCTTGTAGCCGAGGACCTGCATGATGTTGGCGAGGTAGAGGCATGTGCGCTGGATGGTGATGCTCAGCGGCTCGGTGACGCCGGGCACCAGCTCGGCAACCTGGTCGCCGTACCCGAGCCCGCGCACCGCCTCGACCGTCCTGGTCTCGGAGATGTTGAACTGGGACGTCACCCCGAGCTTCACGAACTTGCCGACGCCGACGATGTCGGTGAAAATCTTGAAGCGGGACGAGATGACGGACTCTGTCTGGGGGCTCGCCCCCTGCTCGTAGATGTAACCACCCTGTGCCATGTTTCCCTCTCCTGTCTAATCAAAGCCCCGGAAGTCCTTTTGCTCGCGGTTGCCTACTCGGCCCCGGCCAGCACCAGGCTGTCCAGCAGGCCTCCCTTCTTCTTCGCCTTGCCCTTCGCCTCGACGGCATCGGCCTCGGCCTTCTCCTGCATGTCCTGCTTTCCCAGGACCTTGGCGGCGTTTCCGAGCAGGCCGTACGCCCGGTATATCGCCTCTACCGCCTCCCGGACAGGCCGGGAGTCGTTGGCATCGCATACCGCCTTGGCGTCCAGGTACATCTCCTTGAGGCGGTCGGCCAGGGTCTCCACCTTCTTGAGCGCCGTGCTGGCCTTCATGGGGTCCGAGGCTGCTTTCTTTTCCTCGACTGGTGAACCGCCAGCATTCCCCTTGGTCCGGCATGTCGGGCAGTACTTCTGCCAGAAGCTACGCAGTGTCTTCGTGTCCCGCGACTCAGGCTTGGACTTGTCGAACTGCTTGCCGCAGTCGCGCCCGATGCAGGTAGACTCGGCACCGAGCTTCTCCGGGAGGGTGGTCTCGGGGCGGTCCAGCTTGGCAGGCTTCTCGTCCACCTTGCCGTGGGCCTCCTCGACCTCCGGGGTCCTTCCCCCGGACTCCTCGATGTCCCCGGTCTGCTCGTGGACGTTAATCCACCAGCTCCCCTCGGCGGCCGCGTCCTTGCGGACGGCGACTACCTCGAAGGCGCTCCCCTCCTTCTTCTTGTTGTGGATGCTCCAGGCAACGGCATAGGGCTCGTCGATGCTGGGGTCGTCCTTAAGCTCGTGCATCGTCTTCTCGCTGATGTCCGGGGGGGTCACCGCCTCCTTCTCGAAGGAGGCGATGTTCAGCCCCCCGAGGCAGAAGCGCTCCATGTTAGGTGCCATATCGTTGCCGCTGCGGCAGTCGCACGCCTGTCCTTCCTCGACATCGCTGCCGCACTCGGGGCAAGGGTTGTAGCGTACCCACTCCTGGCGCTCCGGGGACCAGGTCTTGCCCTCGTTCGGGCAGCCGGTCTCATGGCAGTTGACGCCGTTGATAGCAAGCATCTCGCACTGGTTGCAGGAGGGCACGTTGAGGTCGGCCATCTCCATGTCCTCGCCACTCCAGGCCTTCTTGCCCGATGCCGCCCTGGGGGCGGCGGCGGCAGGCGCGGTGGCGGGTGCCTCGGGCTCGGCGGGACGCCCCTTGAGGAGCGCCGTGGCCGCCTGGATGACTGCCAGCAGGGCCTTATCGTTCAGCAGGTCGTTGACGGCAGCAAGGGCCTTTATCATCTTGGCAAGCCCCTCGCTGGATATCTGGGTCAGGTCAACCATCCCGCTGCTGCGCTGGGCAGGGGGGGCGGCAGGGGCAGGAGGGGCCGCTGGCGGCACGGCCGGAGGAGCACCCGCTGCGCCCGGCACGGGCTGGGCAGTCTTGGACTTGGCTGCCAGACGGGGGACCTCTGCGGTCTCCGGGGGCTTGGCCTCCGTCCCGTCCCGGTCGGTGACCCAGGGGTCGGCCCCTGCGGATGCCAGGGCTGCCTTCTTGCGGCGGGCTATCAGGTTCGACTTCATCTTGGCTCCTCTAAATGTCCACTGGCGTCAATGGTCCTGGAAGCGGCTGGTTCCTGAGCGCCGTCAGGGCCGCGGTAATCTCGTTGAGCATCGCCGAGTACCAGATGTCCAGTGCGGCCGCCGGATAGATGGTGATGCAGTCCAGGGACCCCTGCATGCCAGCAGGGGAGTTGGGGTTGCACCACGGCGTATAGGAGTGTACCGGGCTGCCTACCGGGGCCGGGGTGGACGGGAGCGATGTCATGAACCTCACGGTGTTCGATGACATCTTGGTCGTAATCCCCACGTAGAACTCGCTGGTGGGGAAGGTAAAGCTGAAGGTGGCCGGGGGGCTGGCCTCCGGGACCGGGCCCGTGAAGGTGCCGTTCCCCACCAGGGATACCTGCGGGTCCCCGTATGCCGCAATCAGGGCCTTGTCCGACAGGTCCGTGGTGTCGCCGATGAACAAGGCCTGGAGGCGGACGCTGATGACGCCGTTTGCCTGGGTTACGACCGGGTTTATCTGCATTCTGCCGCCTTGTCGCTATGGGGGGAAGGGTGCTGCCCCCTCCCCCCACGTCTTTCCCCCTTACAGGGTCGTGGTCACGGTGAAGGTGACCGAGATGTAGAGCAGGCTGAACATCGGCTTGAACGTGACAGTGACGTCCACCGTGGTCGGGTCTGTCGGGTCCGGGATTACGGTGAGGTCCTTGTAGCCGGTGATTATCTCGTTGTTCACGAGGGATACCAGCCTGGCGTTGCATACCACCGCGATGTCCGTGGTCAGGCCGTCTACCAGCTTCCTGCCGATGAACTGCTGGAGGTCTGCCCTGAACTGCTGGCAGACGTAGTCGGTGACCGTGGTGCAAGTCGGCTCCGAGGTGATGGGGTTGCTCGGGTCGGTGCTCTTGTAGTGGCGGATGTAGAGCGCCCCGTTGTTGTTGGTCAGGCAGATGAGCCCGTTCGATGCCATCAGGTTCATGGTGGTGTCGTCGTACTGCACGAGCAGCCTGCTGAACCCGACTAGGCTCTGGTTGGTCAGCGTGGTGGCCACGTCGTTGGCGGGGTTGGTGTTCAGCCCTGCCATGGCGGCCGCCATGAACTCGCCGGACACGGCGTACTCAAGCTGGATGCCGCTCTGGGAGTCCGTCAGGAGTATCGCTGCCGCAGGCATGCCGATGGCCAGCATCCTGGCGTTCTTGAGGGACACGGCATCGGCGCTGGCCTGGGCCGAGGTGGTGGTGCTGGAGTAGCCCACGAACCCGATGGCCTCCCCCTTGTTCCTCACGTTCGCCTGGGTGATGAGGAAGCGGCTGAGGAACTGGTGGACCGAGGTGCTGGTGCTCAGCGGGACGATGACGTTGGCCTTCTGGGTGGTGCCAGGGAGCGCCGTGGTGAGCGTCTGGATGGCCGCTATGAAGCTGGCGTCCGTGGCGGTGCCCAGCCCTGGCTGCTTCGGGACCTGGATGCAGCCGAACTGCTGCGCCCCGTTCTCGGTCATGAGCTGGACGCCCAGGCTGAGGCGGTTGACGGTAGTGGGCTGCCCGTAGGCGGCATAGGCCTTGCTGGCGCTGTCGTACAGCGTGATGGCCATGTCGGCGGGGGTCTTCTCGGTCTGGAAGGAGACGTAGTAGTACTCGCCGATGGCCGGCTGGTTGCCGGAGTTGTTGAAGGTCTGGACGATGGCAGTGTCGCCGGTGTTGGCACCGAAGGTGGTGACCACCGTCGTGTTGAGCCCGGCGATGCAGACGAGGTTGTTGGGCTGGGCATCGCTGTACGGGAAGTAGGTAGACCCCGAGTAGCGGACCTGCTCGCTGCTGACCTGGAACACCAGGTAGTCGCCCGGCTCGAAGGTGTAGGGGACCGGGACGCTCTGCCACCCGTAGTCCGGGACGGCATCCTGCGGGCTGACGATGGTGAACTTGAGCCCTGTGTTCTCGTCGATGTAGGTCTGGTCGAGGTAGCCCTCGCCGCTGGACCCGTCCGGGCTGGAGGAGGTGACGAGGTAGCGGAGGGAGTATGGCTGGGGGTCGGCCGGGTCAACGCCGCCGTCCAGGTGGACGGCCGCCGCCGTGCTGATGGTGCCCACGGTGACAAGCTGGGCCAGGACGGTGCCGAAGGTGGTGGTGATGCCCGAACCGGCCAGGGTGATGACCTGGTTGGTGGTGGTGACGCCGTTGAAGGTGATGGCGTTGCCGACCTTGGTGATTCCATAGGTCCCGGTGGTGTTGAACGCCACGCTTATGGCATTGCCGCCGACTCCGGGCGTGGTGCAGAAGAACAGGATGCCCTGGGTCGTGAGGTAGGACTGCGCCCCTGGGTCCACGTCACGGGTATACCCGTCGTCCTGGAAGGTCAGGGTGACAGTCTCGTCCACCTCGCCTGGGGAGTCGTACAGGTCGGGGAAATTGTAGGGCCAGATGATGCCCTGCTGGGCGAACTCGCCGCTCTGGTGGACGGAGCTTGCCCCGGCATTGAACGATACGACCGGGAGCACCCTCCCGACCTCGTCGTTGATGGTGTAGGTGCCCTGCCCCGAGATGCCGGGGTTGGAGACCTTGACCGTGTAGCTGTGGTCGTTCAGGGTGCTGCGCCAGTAGGAGGCGTAGACGTTCTGGCCCAGTAGGGGGGGCTTGTAGAGGGTGAAGTGCCTCGTGCTGCCGGAGAGGGCTATGACCCGCTCGGACTCGCCGGGCAGGTAGTTCTCCAGGGCCTCCACGGGGTTGACGCCGACATAGACCTGTATCTTGGTCGGGTCATCGGTGACGGTCCCAGGGCCGTTGCCCTGGCCGGTGCCGTCAGTCGGGTTGTCCGGGAGCGTGAAGACCAGGTTGGAGCCGCTGCTGGCCCCCGTGCAGAGGCGCAGGAACACCTTCTCGTCCACCACGGTCGTGAGTATCTGGGTCGGCCCGAAGGGGGTATAGCCGGTGGTGGAGGTGCCGACCGTGGTCGCGGAGCTTGCGCCCCAGTTGATGGTGTCGTTCCCGTTACCGTCCGTGCCGAGGGTATAGTCCGTGTCCTCGATGAAGTCCGTCCGGTTGGGGCCCAGCCCTACCTGTATGACGGACGACACGTTGTTGGCCGGGATGATGTCATAGGTGTTCTGGTAGGTGTTGGTGTAGTAGCTCAGGGTGAGCGTGCTGCCGGACACTACGGGATGGGTCAGGGTCACGAGGCCGTGCTGGCCGTCCACTGCCTTGACCGGGTTGGCGGTGGTGCTGCCGTTGACCGTTGCCGTGACCTTGGTCGGGTCGGTCGTGACCACGCCGCCGCCGCTGCCGTCCACGATGGGGACATGCTCGACCTTGAACACCGTGTTGGTGCTGGGGCCGAACCCGCCCTGGAGCTGATAGAGGGCCGGGTACATGTCGCTCAGGACCGGGGGGGAGCCTGCCAGGACCGGGGACTGGGCCGTCAGGGTGCCCGCGTCCAGGGTCGGGATGTTCATCTGGAGGAGGGCATAGAAGTCCGCGAGGGTGCGCTTCCCGCCCCCTACCTTGGCGATGTCGAAGGAGATGGTGTCCGTGCCCGCCCCGCCGATGGCCTGCGTGTCGAGCACGCCGGTCCCCGCAGGGGAGGACTGGGTGTCGTCAAAGACGGTTATCGTGACGTTGCTGCCGGTCGAGCCGGGGAGCGAGACGCTGACAGGCACGTAGTTGCCGTTGGTGTCGTAGACCTGCCATGCGGCATAGCTCGGCACCTGGTCGGACTCGTCCTCGTTGGCGATGGGGGTGTCGGTGCGCAGGAAGTAGTAGGTAATCTCGACGTTGTCGCCGGGCACCATAAGCTCCTGCGTGTAGAAGGCACCGGTCTGCCCCTTGAGGGAGATGACGGTGAGCGGGATGCCGTTGTCAGTCACCTGGAGGTACGCCGGGTTATCGGTAATGGCGGATGTCCCCGGCCCCGTGCCACCGGCATTGCCCCCCACTACCACCGGGAAGTAGGTGGTATGGGCCTCGTTGGTAATCTCGGTAATCTGGTCCGAGATGTTCTCGTTCACCACCAAGGGCTGGGCTATCGCGCTGGAGCCACGGAAAATCTCCACGTTGTCCTGCTCGAAGAACTCCTGGCCCTCCCCGATTATGACAGGGATGCGGGCGTTCCCGAAGAGCGGTATGCCTGCTCCGCTGATGACGACCGAGGTGTAGACCCCTGGGGGTGCGTAGGAACCGAAAAGTGCCATGGCCAGTTCTCCTTGGCGGCAGGGTGCCGCCTGAATCTTCTCTCTCTAATAGGGGGGCGGAAGTCAGTTTTCCTGCCCCGCCCCTGCCGGTATGACTATCGTGTCCTGGGCCTTAGGGGGTATCTCCAGCCCCCGGAGCCTTGCCCCAGGGACGGCCCGCCAGTCCTCGTGGGTGGTAGCGGACAGGACCCCTGCCCCCGCCTCCTGGCGCACCCTGTTCCTCTTGCCCTGCCGGGCCTTAATCCTCTCCCAGCGCCTCTCGGCATCCGCCCCGACCTTCACGTCGAAGGCCGCGTTGGACATGCCCTCCGTGCCCAGGGAGGGTGCCCCCCGTAGCTGGTAGGAGCACGTGCCCCCGCACCTGGCCGGGCAGGGCCGGTCCTCGAAGGTAGCCGTCTTCATCGGCATAAGCTCCTCAAGGACTATGCTGCACTTGCTGCACCTGAACGTATAGACTGCCATCCTGCTTCCTCCCCCTGCCCTCGGGGCAGGGCTGCCTCTGCCGCAAGGCCGCCCCTACTAGAGATGGGTAAAAGTCATGTTTCGGCTACCGTTATCCTATGCAGGGGAGCAGCAATGACTACCTTGACGCAGGGGAAGAAGCTGGGGCCGGGAGACCTCGGCATCCTGGTAAGGGACTCGAACGGGGCGCTCATAGACCCCGCCATCATCGCCTTTTCCATATTCCAGGTCACCGACAAGGTGCCCCTGGCGGGGCAGCGGGCATACGACTATGACCTGGAGCAGCCCAACAGCATGCTGGTGCTGCCGGAGAAGGACCTCGTCCTGGCCAGCCCGCCCAAGATGGTGCCCTGCCGGGGCTCCCAGGGGGCGTACTTCGTCCCCATGGTAGTGCCTACCCTCTGGCGGGGCATATTCCGCCTGGTATGGTATATCGTGCAGTACCCCGGCCAGCCGGAGAACAGGGTGTTCGAGGACTTCATCGTCCAGGCCATCGACCCGGCAAGCTCCTCCTTCGAGGCACCCAGCGCCATCATCGCCCAGCGGCCGGTGACGACCAACAAGTATGCCCCGGCCATCATGTACGTGAGAGAGCTGCTCTCGGACACCAACCCGGACAGGGACTACCACTTCCGCCCCCCCACGCCCGGCAGGGTGGTGGCGGGGTACACGACCAGGGTGGGGTATATCTGGCTCGACCCCACCATACTGAGGATGCTGGACATAGCCATAGCCAAGCTCAACACCTGGAACCCGAAGAACCTAACGAGCTTTACCTTGGAGAACGTGCCGAGGGACTGGGGGAAGTGCGCAGCGGTCGGGGCAGCGTCCTCCTGCCTGACAGCCGAGGGCGCACGGTGGGCGGCCGATGAGTTCAGCTACTCGCTGAACGGGGTATCGCTGGACATCAACAAGTCCCAGCTCTACCAGAGCCTAGGGCAGAGCTACCAGCAGGAGTTCCAGGAGTGGGCACCCCTCATCACCGCCATACGGCCCATGTCCGTAGGGCTCAGGCAGCAGCGCTGGCTCTTGGGTTAGTGACAGGAAATTTGGACTATCCACAGTATTTATATGTGGAGGTTCAAATGTTTATCTATCTAATTGTCAACCATAAAACCGGAAAGTACTATGTGGGCCAGCACAAAGGCAACAACCTAAAGAGGTATCTCCAGACTAAGTTTTCAGATGCCAGACATCATCGAGGTGGGCAATCATACCTCTTTAATGCGATGCGGAAGTATCCTCAGGCTACACTGTGGTCCATCCACGCCCTCCGCTCCGACATCCAGAATAAAGCCGAACTTGACCGGACAGAAAAAGACTTCATCAGGTTCTTACGGTCGCAGGACCCCGAGTACGGCTATAATATCTGCCGGGGAGGGGAGGGATTCACCGGTCCTCACGGACCTGCGGCGAAAGCCAAAGTGACCAAGGCCCTAAAGCAAAGGTGGGCACAGCCGAGCTTCCGGGAGCACTGGAGGAAGGTTATGGGCGGGCACCCCACATCGCCCGAGACCAAGGATAAGATAAGGGTCGTCCGTGCCCTCCAAGACGAATCTGTGCGGGTCGCAGGCTGCCAAAAGTGGGTGGATGCGCACAAGGAGGAGGCGTCCGCCCGTCTGTCCCACGAGGCTCATGTACTGGGAGGCAAGGCCGGGTCTAGGCAGACCAAACAGAGGGCGGGGCGGCTAGGCTATGAGCGAAGCGGAAAGAAGGCCCAGCATGTACGCTGGCATGTTAACCGAGGACAGATTAGTTCAGGATGCCCTCTTTGTAAACCGTTAGAGAAGGGGTAGAAGTGAAACGCATCGTGTTCCTGCGCCACACTCAGACGGCCTACAACACGGAGCCTATCCGCCTGCGCGGGGGCCTGGACATCCCCCTGTCCCCGGACGGGTTCGCCCAGATACCCAGGGTGGTGGGCAGCATCAAGTCCAAGTTCTGCTGCATCAGGCAGGTATACAGCAGCCCCCTGGAGAGGGCGTCCATCCTCGCCACTACCGTGGCGCACGAGTACGGGCTGAAGGTGGAGAAGCTGGAGGGGCTGAAGTCCCGCGACTACGGCATCCTGAACGCCAAGCCAGTGTCGGAGGTCAGGGACGTGCTGGGGATACTCGCCACGGGGGCGGGCAGGGACCTGTCCCCCAAGGGCGGGGAGTCGATGAACGCCTTCCTGGAAAGGCTGACGGAGGGCATAAAGAAGGTCATCTACGATGCCCCCGAGGAGGGGCACGTGATGGTATGCACCCACCTTGTCAATATCATGCTGGGGACGAGGTGGCTGTTCGCCGGGCTGCCGGACATAGCCGACTTCCAGTTCGCCTGCGGCGAGGAGGAAGAGGTACTGCCAGGGGACTGGGTGGAGGTCAAGCGGGAGTGGGTAAAGGCCTAGTCAAGGGCCTTCTGGATAAGGATGGCCCTCTGGATAAGGATAGTCAGGTCCTCGACCCTCCCGTGGACCTTGTCCAGGAGCCCACTAGGAAGGCTCTGGCTATTCTTCCTGACCGTCTCCAGGGTATCCATAAGCTCGGCGACGGAGTTGCCGAATCTCTCGTCCCTGGTTACAGGGGTCCTTTTCTTGGTTTTCCTGTTTGGTAGTTG